CACGGAAGCCATGCCTCCCAAAATTTCTCCAGAAAATTTTTGGGAGTTTTTGAAAGGCGATTACGCAGCTGTATAAGTGACACGGTATTCACACGGACTGCGATCTGTCTTGGTCACGTACAGATAATTAGCGATGCTCGCACCCACACTGAATGTGAACGAGACGTCTGAGCGATTTGAGATCTTAGGAGCGTCCACTTCCCCAAGCACAGATCCGTTAACTCCGGACAAGATAAAGACTTTACCAACGCTCTTAGAACCAGCAAAAAGTGTCACTGTGCCAGTTCCAGTCGCACTTGAAGTGACTGTAAAAACATCTGCAGTTTCGTAAGAACCGTCAGAGGCAAATTCACGGGTGGCGTCCACTGTTACGTTCCCACCGTCCTCGGTACGCAGCTGACCGAATCGGGTGATACCTGCGGGAGCAGCACCTAATTCACGGTTGAAAGTAGTTTCTGCCACAACTAATTAGATTTATTTAACTCAATAATAGCGCAGCTTATCTATAAAATAAGTTCAATAAATTCACAACAATGAACTACAGCAAATTAAATGCGCTCGTGTACGAAGCGATTCAGTTTATTTCAAGGTTCTGGCCGAACATAAAATCCAACCCTTTGGTCAAACTTGCTCTTCGTAATTGTTTAGACGACTGGGTTGAGTTTAGAACTCAAATAACACTAAAAGAACTCGACAACGATATAGAAGAACTACATGAGCAGTGGGATAGAGAGGAAGCAGAACATTTTGAGTACGTTTTTACCGAAGAAAAATCTGACGGATCAGAAGCTCAAGAACTTTTGGGCGGACCTATGCGACTCAGCGCCCCTTGGAGTTTCGATAAGAACGAGCCTTCTTCTTAGCTCTTACACAATTAGGCACATTTCTTCCGTTCTTTTTCTTGTATCCTTCCTGTACATAACCTTTCCAACAGGTTCCTCGTTTAGCCATTTCTCTTAGATGCTTTGTACGCACGAGCTTTTTTGCCTGCCCGTTTGGCTGTTTCAGTATTCGCTACATGAGTATTTACCGGTTTACCTCGCGTAGCTCTCTTTTTCTTTTCATCCGTAGCTTTACGTTCTTCAGCGGACATTGAAGCCCACGCGGACTTAGGAAGATACCGCTCCGTGCGGCCTTTTTCTCGTGCTTTATCAGCCATAGAGTTCTTCCTCCTCGAACGACTCAAATAAGGGGCAAGGTTCCTCGAAAAGAACAGCGTTTCTCATGGCTAGGACTCGGGCGAGAAGACCCTTGATATCTTCTTCAGTCATTTTTTCTTCTTTTCGTACTCTTCACGGGTTTGCCAGTCTTCCTTACCCCATTTTGTGAGTTTATTTTTTTCTGATTTTTTTCCTTCGTACTTTCCTCCCATTTCTTTGTAGTATTTTGTCGCTAACTGCATCGCACGTGCAGAGTGACCGCCCATTTTCTTACGTGCTTTGGCCTTTGCACGAGCCCATTTTTCAGGGTGTTTCTTCTTCGCAGTTTCAGCCATTGCGAGAAAGCCTTTCTCTTATCTTATCGACTTTTTTGAGGATTTTTTGCGCGGTCTCCCGGTCAGGACAATCCCAGGCTTTGGCATTGATCCTGACCAGTTTCTTGAGTTGTTTTTTACGACCCATTAGTCCCTCCCGCTGGTGTTTCGTTCATCTTTTTTCCCACGCTCTCGCTCGATTTTGTACTTCATGGCGCGAGTTTTTGCGCGAGTGGCTTTACTCATTTCGCCCCGTCGATCGCCTTTTTTAGTGGCTTTGACAGTACCATCTTTAAGATCTCCAGACTTCTGGAGTGTCTTAGTCGCAATTGCGTAGGCAGAAGATTTCTCCATGCCAGGGTTTTCCTTCATGATGCTTTTTACAGCGTCTTCAAGAATTTGTGGCATGATGTTATCGGTCTATAGTTACATTGTAGCTGGTTAAAAGCCATGGATTTCCTTATCAGCAATTGGGGTGAAATTGTCGGTCTTGCTGGCGCGATTCATTTTCTCGCCCTGGCAGTAGTTAACCTGACTCCCACGCCGAAAGATGACGAGGCTTATGCTCGTTTCTACAAAGTGGTCGAAAAATTAGCCGGAATCATCACCAAAGTGGCTAAAAAGTGATTACGCGGCTTCTGGAAGCAGCAGCGTCTCAAAGTCCATCCAATTGGTAAAAACGGGAGGAGGTGCTTCCACTTCTCGCTGGTTTACCCAGTCGAGAATTCTCTCCTCTCTTTCGAGAGTCCAAAAGTCCTGGCTTCGGAACCACGTAAACCACTGAGCGTCAGATTTGACGAGGTTACACTCACCGCAACAACCTACAAGGTTGTGTTTGTCGGTCGTACCTCCTTTCGACTGCGCTACAACGTGATCTAATGTGCTTGGTTTAGGACGTCCGCAGTACGCACATTCAGGCCACTTATCCAGAATGCTTCGTCGAAATCGCTTGCGGGCAGAACGTTTTTGTAAACAACAAAGGTTGAATAACAAGTCGTTCTCGCTCACAAGCATGTGCGCGTCTGAATATATTCTACTTGAATATTGCCACTAAAACTAATATTTAAATTGTATCAAGAATAAGGAGACCAGAAGAAGAAACTGCTTTAGCTACAGGACCCCAAGAATAGTCTCCTGCCGTCCAACTCGAAGGTTGAGTTGCAGTCGTAGTGAAGCCACTTGCACTCGGATCAACGTAATAAAAATAACCCGTAGATAAACCGGCGTTACTGTAATTAAGGGACCTAGGAGCGTTAATTTTCACGGAATCTCCGCTTGCCACGGTGGAGTTAGCGGTTCCAATGAAGTTGTTTACACCGCCTAATGTCGGCACCGCAGATGCGGCTGGACTCCCTAAAGAAAAATCTACAGTGTTGTCAGTGGAGTTTTGAATGACAAAAACATTGCGATCAACGTCTGGGTCATAGACCATGTTAGTTCGAAGAGCTGCGTCAGTACTAACCTGTACCACAGAAGAATAAGTAATTGCTGAACCTGCTACAGTGCCTACGCACGCACTAGCTCTACTAGAGTTGTTGTTGTCCTGGAAGCCTAGTAATACTTTATTGTTAGTAGAGTCAAAAGCCGCTGAAATCCACTGTGTAGTAGTTGAAAGGAATTCTGCTTGTGACCCAAAAGATATACTATTTGTTGCGCCTCCAGTCACTGTCCCTACTGAACAAACACCATTGCCAAAGGAAGTGGGATGACATACAACAACTCTTTGTGAGTTTGTGTCGTAAGTTACACCCATGTGATAAGTATTGTCAGAGCTGAACGTAGCCGGAGTGCCGTTAGTGACGGTTGTACCACTAACTGACTGAACAACATATCTTCCGTAGTAACTAACACTTCCGTCACGATAAAAAGTTAATGTCCTAGAAGTGTCGGGGTCGTATACACTTCGAAACTGGTCACAATTTGCGCCACCATACTGAACGATTGTTCCAAATGTTAAACTCGTCCCGCTTAAACTTGCAGCAACAGCAACTCCATAATAATTTCCAGTTCCATCGTCTCTATTGGCGTTAATAAGAATTCTGTCAGCGCTTGAGTCATAAGTTATTGAACATTCAGTAACATCATTTGTTGAAAAATTATGCTCTGCACCCCAAGTAATTGTTGTTCCAGAAACAGTACCAACTCTTGCTTTGCCTTGTTGATCTGTTGTATTACGATATGCGATGACGACTTTATTAGCAGTCGTGTCATAACAAATAGCGGGATAATTAGTCTGATCGCTCTCAATTAGAGTTTCAGTTCCCCACGTAACTGTATTGCTGGAAATAGTACCTACTCTGTAGTACAGATTACTACCAACGTTATACTTAAAAATTGTGATTATCTGATTAGTGTCGGGATCGTAAACAGACGCGATACCGTCATTTGAAGTCGAAGAGGCAACACCCGGGGTGGTATACGAACGAGTTTCAGCGCTAAGCACCTCAGTAATAACACTAGCTTTACCTGCATCATCCAAACCAACAGGATTACCGGCCTGAATAACGCTAGAAGCAGTAAGAATTACAGCACTACTTCCTACAAAACTAGCTGCTTCACTCAAAGCAGCGTTACCAGAAGCGAGCGCGGTATTTGCATCAGCTAAACCTGCCACACCGCTGGCTAAAGCAGGAACTGCATCAACTAAAGCAGCATTACCCGAAGCTAAAGCAACATCAGCAGCAACAAGATCGGCACCGTCCATGCCGACAGTGTCACCGACAAAGATCAGACCGCTAGGGTTAGGCGCAAGCGCAACATCCAGCCTTTTACTACCAGTCTGTAAATCCCCGCCACCAACTAAACCACTACCGGCAATAAGATTGCCAAGTTCGCCACCTTCAGCTTGATCACCCGGAGGTAGCTGGCTGAGCTCTCCGTCTACGTATACAAGAGGGAGTTTCTCAGCCATTACTACTACCCAGTTTATTTTATTTTATCCGATAAACTTACTCTGGAGTTCAGGAGTCTGAGGGTTCCGGTGTAGGTTCCGGTGTAGGTTCTTGAGACGAATTAGTCGGAAGAGGAAGACGAGGATCAATCCAGTCCTCATTCAAAACCCAACCACCGTCAACGGTGTAGAAATATTTCCAACCGAACCAATCGTCCGGCTCAGTGACGCCTTCATGCATCACTACATTACTCGAGTCGCAATCCATGATGTACACTTCAGGATTGCTGGGGTCACCGATGGTTGTCCTATCGGATTCGATAAGAACCTGTTTGTCATCTGCAAACAGGTAGAGGCTGATGTTGGGTCCTTGCTCGTAATCAGCAAGGCGGCAGATTGTTTTCATGGAGCTACGACTCACTTAGTAAATATACTGACTCACAAGGCGTCAGTCAGGTATAAATCAGTAGAAGATACCGCCCGTCCGATTTTCTGCCAGGCTACCCCTCCAGACCAAGACGCAGGAGCAGCACTAGAAGTAGAAATACCACTAGAAGTGGGATCAACATAATACCCAGAACCGGCTACTAAACCAGTGTAAACATTCTGCGCTGCACCAGGAAATCCCACGGTAACTGCCGAACCGCTGGCTGCTGCAGTTTTTGCGATACCAATAAAGTTATTCTGGGATCCGACAGTGGGAACAATTGCTTCTCCAAGAGTAGGAGTTGAACCAAGTGCCACTGTTTGAGCGCTCCCGTTTCGGTATATCACGGAACTCTGGTTAGTAGATTGTCTGTAGCTTGACTGAACATATAAATTAACTGTGTCCGATACGATAGTAGCTGCAGTTTCAAACGTAATATTGGTGCCAGTCACTACTGCACACTTAGTTTTCGGATAATTACTACTATCAGCATCGGCGAAGGTAATCACGTGCCTTTGAATATCACTATCGTAGTGTGTGCTCTGGTAGTTAGAAACAGAAATATTAGCTGCATAAACAGCTAAGGTGCCGAAAGTGATCGTTGTACCACTTATTGATGCAATTTTAGCGACACCATCATCTGCATTGGGGCCACCACCTGGTCTGTATGCAATCAGAGCTTGACTATTCGCTGAATCATAAGAAACACCGATAGAGGCAGTGCTATTACTCTCAAAAACGTACTTAGTTCCCCAGCTAATTGAAGTTCCATTGTTAGTACCAATTACGCAAGTGCCATAATTACTATTACTTGTATCACGTTGGGTAAACATGATATTGCTGCTTCCTAAATCAGTAATTTCGGCAGTAGCTTGGTAATCAATCGAACCAGTGAAAGGTGAAGATTGCTCAGTACCAACAGAAATCGTCGTGCCTGAAATAGTACCGATTCTGTAATACTGAGCAGAACGGTAGTAATTGAAAATAACCTCGCTTCTGTTTGAGTCGTACCCTGTGACGTGTTGAATACTAGAATTATTACCACTGAACTGGGTATATGATCCGAATGTAATTACGTCTGATGCAATAGTTCCAATTATCGCTCGAAGATTATCGGCACTAGAAGCAGAGTTCCTATAGGAAATAAGAACTTTAGCCGTGCCCGGGATTTCTATAACGTGATTTCCATCAATAAAAGGATTTGCATACTGGTAAGTTGTTCCGTTACCACCTCCCATATCTCCGGTAGTGGAGTTCATATTTATAACTCGGGCTGCACCTGCATAGGCGTACGTGGCATCATTTCTCCTGAAAACGCTTACAAACCGATCCTGATTCGCGTTATAACAATACCATTGATAGTTATTATCTCCGTTATAAACAGTCTGGGAAGAACTACTATACGTTATAGGATCTGTATTAATTGACTGAACACTACGAATAGCTTGAACCTTATAGTTATCATCTAAGCCAAGAGCGTAACCCACGTCGATCGGGCTAGCTGCTGTAAACTCAGCCTCAGTTCCACCAGGCTGGTTTGAAATAGCAAGCAGCGCAGCATTACCGCTAGCTAATGCAGTCTGAGCCAGATCAATAGACGCATTACCACTCGCTAAAGCAGTAGAAGCAAGCTCGATAGCCTGATTACCACTGGCAAGTGCAGTTTCTGCAAGACGTAAAGCTACACCATCATCACCAAGCTTATTATCGACAATAATCAGACCGCTCGGGCTGGGTGTAGTCGATACGTCGACTTCAACATCCTCGCCTAAATTGCCTCCACCACCGTCATCGAGACCAGAACCAGCGATCAGAGTTCCAGGCGAACCACCGGTAATCGTGTCACCAGGAGGCAGCTCAGTCCGGAGGCCGCTTACAGAAACAACAGGACGACGAGCTACCATAACTTTCTGACCTTTAAATCTACTTTAGCCTGAGTCAAAGTGAGTTGATCAGCAGTAAACCACTTGTGGTTATTGCTTTACCCAGGTAATTCCAGTTAACAGCTCCGGACCAAGTAGAGGGCTGGGTCGGAGTTACTGTTAAACCACTCGTAGCGACATCAGCGTAATAGAACTTACCTGGAGTATATGAAGCGTTAGGGTCGTTATAAATTGAGCCAGGGAGAACGACAGTACAGTCAGTTCCGCTAGCCACGGTGGAATCGGCGATTCCTAGAATGTTTGACTGTCCGTTTAAGGTGGGGGTATTAACCTGAGTGCCCACGCCACTTAAGATTGCAGCGTAAGCATAATTACTATCTGAGTTATTGCGATAGTCGCAAGCGTAGAAGTCGTCGCTTAATTTGAATTGAGTAGCACTAAATCTGGAATCAAATTTAGGCAGACCATAAGGAGATTCATCTAATTTAGTCAAAGACCCTGAATCTTCTTGGTAGCTAGATAGTCTTCCATCAGTACTACCTCCTGCATTAGGGCTTGCAGAAAACACAAACGCGTTATTAGCTTGATCGCTATAGGCTACTTTTATCCAGTATCCAGTATCATCTGCTAGAACAGCTTCAGTACCGAAACTTATACTCGTCCCAGCTGCATTTACAGTACCTACGTAGGAATAAATAGGGTACGGATCACTACTGCCACTAGATATAAGTACAACAAATTTTCTATTACCGACAAAAGCCAAAGACATGGTTACTGCGCCAGTTTGTCTAGTAGCAAAAGTAGATGACAAAGAATTCTGAGTAATACTGCTAGCCGTCAAAGTTAAAGTACTACATTGACTGGTAAAACCACTATTTTGATAAACATAGTAAATTACTAAATCAGAGTCTTGATCATAAAAATGTTGAACAGCAGTACCACTTGTAGGATTGGAATTAGCTTCCAGGGTAACAGTAGACCCACTCATACTGTAAAGAGCGGCATACCCACCAGATAAATCCATAGTGATAAGATTTCTAGCTATGGTAGGGATGTAACTATTGCAAATGTAAGAAGGATAAACAGACGAAATATTATTATCAATTTCCTTAGTAATAGTAGTACCACTCACTGAAAAAGATGCGTAGGTGGTGCCAGTTGAGCCCGTATACTGACCAAAAAAAGCTAATATTCTATCGGCGTCTTCGTTATAAGAAACAACAATACCATTACAGTTTTGACTGAAAACAGTAGAAAACGTCCCAAACGTCCAAGAAGTGCCGCTCCACTCACCAACGACAGCATTCATATAACCCGTACCAATTCTCTGAAAAAATACAGCTTTATTTGTTCCAGATATTACACAACAGTTTGTACCGTTTCCATTGACATTGTTTTGATGTGCGTTCGTGCCGGAATACTTCGCAGCCCCTCCAAAATCCATTTCATTGGCTTCGAAATATGATTCAGCGGCTTGAAGTCTCCCAGTATCATCAACCCCTACAGGCACACCAGAGGCCACGGCGCTTGCAGCTTCGAGCACAGTTGTATTCGAACCACCTCCAAGCGTCGGTACTAAACCGAGCGCAGCATTACCAGACGCAAGTGCTTCAGCACCAATAGAAAGCGCAGCGTTACCAGATGCAAGTGCATCAACTGAATCAGCTAGAGCTGCATTACCAGAACTTAGTGCAGCAGTAGCGTTTACGAAGGAAACTCCGTCATTACCAAGAGAGTCGCCTGCGTAAATCAGACCGCTCGGATTAGGAGCTACCGCAAAATCAAGTCGCTTATTAGGACCAATCACGCCGCCGCCGACCAGACCGCTTCCAGCGATAACTTCAGTGGTGGATCCACCGGTTGAGACCGTGTCTCCTTGAAGGAGCTCGGAAACTAAACCGTTCTGAATGACTAAGGGGCGGCGGCTGACCATTTTTAAACCTCAGTAAAGCAAGACCTAGCTGAAGAGGTCCACGGGCGGCTGGATCTCGACGTGCAACTCAGTAGTACTGACTGCGAGTCCGAGATTAACGAGAGCGGCGTAACCGCTACCTGCCGAGACAGTACCGGAAGCCGTACTGAAAGCGGTGAGCTGACCCTGCGATTTAGACAGGTAGTAGTACTGACCAGGAGTGAGTTGAGTATCTGCGGTGAGGTTCGCAGCACTGACGACCGCGATGTCGTCGAGGTTGACGGAAACAGTTGCGTTTTGGACAGCTGCTTCTGCGGTAAGACCAACCGCTTGATGCTGAGCAGAGTCCACACCGCTCACTGCGGTAGCAGGAACTGCATAAACACCACTCACATATACGACTTCACCCTGAATTAAATCTGCGCCTGCTGTGAAATTAACGAGAGAGGTAGGTGACGAGGATGTGACACCACCCCCGTTAACAAGGAAGACAGGTGTATCCCCAGGCTGAAATTCAGTGTACTTTCGATTAAAAATCGCCCGGTTAGTCACTACTTACACCCAGACTTCATTCCTCTAATCATAATCGATGTTTGATATTTATTCGTCATCGCGAGGATTTATCGCCATGAAACAAAAGCCCATGAGATACAAAAACCCAAGGGCTCCAACTGCGATTAAAGTTCCCATGTAATTAGGTGGGTTCAGCAGGCCAGGTAACACTCCAGGGAAACCCTTCCTGTTCAGGCACGGCTCTTAAGGACGCACGATAGGCAGTCCAAGCTGATTTTGCATCAGAGTCTAGAGCTGAATCCGTCACATGAGTCCAGTCAGACGATTGGAGTTTTGCGTTACGGATCTGGCGCATACTTCCTGCTTGACCTTCGTCTAGGTCAGAAATTTCTTCAGCAGTTAAAGCAGTGACCGTCCAGTTCCTTACCCACGCTCCGTTTACAAGCTCAGGGTCGTTGATCGAGACTTTGTGAGTACGGTAATTATAATCAGGTTGAGGTAAGTCAGTGATTGGCACAACACCGAGGTTTCCATAATCCGCCATATTGAACGGATTATTCAGACTGGTGCTGGGATAAGCAGCTTGGAGATCTGCTTTAGTAATGGGCCACTGTGTCAGTGAGCCGTTTTGAACTAAACCGTACATGACTGAATTAGAGAGTGTAAGTATTCACAGTTGGGGTAACTGTGGAAGTTGAAGTTGAAATATTACTATTACCCCTGGAGTTATTAGCAATAGTAATTCCTCCTGCAACGATATTTAAGTTATTGGTGCCGGTCGAGACACTGCTTGTGTAATCCTGAATAGTAAGGCTTCCGTATGTACCTGCTCCCGATCCGCTTCCATCGAACTTCGCAACATAAATAGTATCGCCACCTTGCCCACTCATCAGGATACCTCCATCAGTGGCTTTTTTAGTGCCTCTAAAGTAAGTAGAGGCAGTGGAATGAACTCCAACATTAATCCACAGGAGATTAAAAGAGGAATCAAATTTAGCTAAAAATCCAAGGGCATAACCGGATCTAATACCAGAATCGAAAAGACTACCAGAGACATAGTAATTATCAGCTGCGTCACAGGTTATAGATTCAATTTTATCAAATCTATTAGCTAAAGTCTCTCCAGTTGTGAAGACTTTACTTTGTACAGCTGCAGCAGTAGAGCCATTAATCTCTGCTAGACCTAAGGCACGAGAGGATGTACCGCAGGTAAAAGCACAGACACCATTACCTGAACTATTCTCAGTAATCGAATAACCATCTTGTACGTTATTTGAAACAGTATCGGTTATGGTAGTGCTTTGGAACACACCTAGAGATATATTGTCAACTCTTGCAACCCGTACATCTGGGACCGCAGAGTTATAAAACATGTACCACCCGTAAGTTTTACCTGAACCAATATGAATACCCTGGCAGTTGGCAGTAGTAGGAGATATAGTTTTTTGACCAAGAATAGTATTATTTGAGGTATTAAAGGCCCAAATACCGGCTGTATTTACAACATACCCACCTTGGTAAATATAGTAATCGTTAGTGCTGTCTGTTTCACCGACATAGCAATATGTATATTGAGAAGCATTATTAGGACCATATACCTGATCGGTCTGTAAGGTTAAGGAATCATTCCATCTGTAGTAAGACGCTTCTTGACGATTTGTATAACCGCCATTATCCCACCCGTAAGTAATCGGGTGCTGGTCTCCCCCAATGACGAGACCTTCCATTACTGTGCCTTGTGTGCTACCACAGTCCTCATAACGAGTCACAGCACCGTCATCAGTCAACCGGATTACGTACCCTACATATCTACCTCCAGCTGAGTAATATCCTCTACCTGCAACGTAAATATCATCAGACGTTGTAATCTGACCTAACTTCCTACCAGCTTGATAACTAATTAGACCCGAATTATCAATAGTAGTCAACCACGCGTCAATACCGCCTGCACCAGCGGCACCCATCAAAAACCGTTGAGAGGTAAAATCCATTTATATCAGGTGGTGTAATCGACTAATGATGCACCACGCCAAGTAGTTCCAGAATCATCAGTCACAAACATAAATAGATGAGTCTTACCTGTCGTCAGAGTCGGGGCAGTGTCAGCAGGCCACTTAATTGAGCTATCCCAAGAGATAGTTCCACCAGTGTGATTAACTTCGTAAGTGAGGCTATAAGAATCAGCCGGATAAGGACTTACAAACGTAACAGTAGAATCTACGCTCAGAGTAGCTGTAAAGTAATTACCTGAGGAAACGGGGATTCCACTTCCATTCGCACCGAGTGCAGTAACCACGGAGCGAATCTGTCCATCTGTAATACCGCCTGAAATAGCGAGTTTGGTGTCAGCATAAGCAATTCCTGCATTACCTGAGGCCAGTGCTACTCCGGCATCAACAAGCGCAGCATTACCAGAAGCTTGAGCAGCACTTGCATCAACCAGTGCAGCGTTACCAGAAGCAAGAGCTTCGTGCGCTAAATCTCCACTCGCACTAGCCGCATAACGTACATCAAGAACACCAATATCTACTCGCTGGTTTGTAGTGCCGGAGGCTCTAACGATCGGGAAGAAGTCACCACTTGCAACCGTTGTGATCGCACCTAAGTCCGAAATCTTTTGGCTAGCCATGCGATTTATGCGGAAGCGGTCTCTAGATCAATGTTCGATCCGTCTTCTAATAATAACCCCTGCACCGAGAATTCGGTACTCGTCTCAAGGAGAAGGATGGCTGTTGGGTTCAGAACAAGTTGAGGTGGAATAATCTCGATAGATATTGTCGTTGAAGTAATTACTCTTCCAACATTTGTTAAGTAAACATCGGGTGTAACTGTTGCTAACTCAGCTGCAAATTCATCGTATGAAACAAGAGAACCTGCAGTAGTAATGGATAAAAATCTGAACTCTCCAGGTGTCAGTCCAGAATATCCGCTGTAAACACCATCAACATTGATACGTACTATCCCACCAGTGGAAACCGTATCAACAGCAATGCCAGCCACAGAGGCTTTGGCTTCCGTAAGTGCGTCTGCTTTTGCAGCTAACCCTGCTGAAGTAACGTAGACAGCGTTTCCAGCAGAGATGTTTTCGCTAGCAATTAAACTCGCAATAGCCATCTCTGCTTAAACCTATATTCTTAAGTTTAGCGTTTTCCCTGACCACGGTATTTCTTCTTGCCCCTGCGTTCGGGGCGCGAATGACGACCGTTGCCGATGGAAGTGGTCTTGGGTTTTGAGAAGATGTTGTTGGTAGTTTTGGGCTTAGCCATCACTAGATGTGAGTCAGAGCAAGCTTAGCGAGTATCAGCAAGCTGTCATCAAGTATTTGCGTCAACCCAAGCGGTGCCGTTCCAGACCTTGAGTGCGTTGGCAGAGTCGTCGTACCAACCTTCGCCCTGGACCTGAGCGGAAGGAGCAGTCGAAGAGTAAGCGAAGGAACGACGCGGGCCTGCTTCGTACCAACCAGAGGTGACTGCGTCGTAAACGAACAGTGATCCCACGAGTTCGCTGAACCAGAGCGAACCATCCCGAGGAGGTGCGTTGGTTCCAGTCCCTGAGGGAGGTGTGTCGCTCTTGAGAGCAATTGCTTCAGCGTTGGTTTGATACCAATCCGGTTGAGAAACAGAACCGCCGGACGCATAAACAAACATCCGACCTTGATCGACGTCGTACCAAAGGTCGCCAGTCGAGTAACCAGTACCCGGATCCCCAGAAACGGTGACTGATGCGCCTCCGCCACCACCGCCTCCTTGGGTGTCGGTGCCACTAATAATGACGGAAGTTCCGCTGTAAGTAATAGTGACGGCACCTTCGTCGAGGAAATGACCCGAAACAACGTTGTCGTAAACCTCGTCGTAGTTGACGTTTACAACGGAGCCACCTTGAGTCAGGTAAATACCTGAGCCAGCACCGATCGAAAGACCTGAAGCTGAGACAACGGTTGCGTTGATAATTGTGGTACTGCCGGAAGCAGTGAAATAAATACCAGAGCCTGGGGCAATATTTGCTGAACCTCCTCCGCCACCAGAGATTCCTGATACGGATGTATTTAGATCTTCGAGAGCCCTTACGACACCTTCGAAGTTTGCTGGGTAGCCGTATGGGCACCTGGAATAAGATGAAGTTCCCACGCCGCTAATCGTCCCAATAAGTTCTTCAATAACAGTAACGATCCCGAAAAAACTCTCCTCATGAAGAGCTCGGGGCCTTGAGCCATGTGTTGGACAAGGAGGAATATTTACTTCAGGCATTCGACATCCAAATCCTCCTCCTCCGATTTTAATCTATTTATTCAGACTTGAGGATTCTCTCTAACTTCAACCTTACCTTCGTTTCCGTGAACCGCAAAGTCTTCAGCCAACTTCCAGGCAGGTACACCGAGCACTGAACTCTTTTTTCTCAGGGCTTCCCAAGTGAGCTCCTTGGTTGGTTTAGCAAGACCATTGGTCATAGTGTTAGCCGTAATTACACAAAGTATAAATCTCTTAAGAGACTCATGTGAGCCACGGGCTTGCCGAAACTATCCCCTTCAAAAAACCCTCTGAGATTTCGCTAATAGCAACTAATCTGGAATGGGTTTAATTCATTTATCCCTACAGAGTCGTATCAATAAATAGTTCTCAAGAAACGTATAGGGAAACTACTTCGCAAATCTCACGTGAGTCTAGGCTCAGATCCAAAACGGGTACGGGATTTGAGACTCATCCAGTCTCGTTGTTGAATTCCCCTTATAAAGAAGATTAATTTTCTAGGATTTTTGAACTTACTATCCTTGTATGCGCTCTGTGCGTTCTATGTAATTTTATAAGCTTTGAGTCGCGCCACCAGTCCTCCAACTGCTAAGTTGATTACGAAGTGAGTCCTTGCTTATGACTTACAACACACGTGCTGTAGTTCTTCTGGGTTTACTGGATCTCGACGACAGCACCCTTAATGCGCCCACGGGTGCTCCTGACCTTGTTGAGACGCGTGGACACTGGCGCGTCGAACACCACAAGGACATCTCTGTCTGGAAGTGTCTTTGCGGTCGCTCTCAGCCGATCCTTGTCCCGGCTCGTCTCCGCAACGTCGTCACGCTGCCCAACAACCTCATTCAGGCGTGCGAGGTCTGCAGGGACGAATACGCAAGAGCTACGAGCAAGTCCGGGGAGTTCCTGGCGTGGCTTGAGCGCAATAGGCCGATCATCTCTTCTGACGCTTGTCTGGAGTACCCAGATGACCGTGGCTATACCTTCTCTCACGACGATGGGCGCAACACCCGCACTAGGAGGGTTGTCTTTGAAGCATTCTTTAAGAGAACCTTGCGCTCAGATCAGTACGTGACGTCTGTGTGTAAAAACCCATTATGTATCAACCCATACCACTTATGCGTGTCTTCGGCTCCCCGCAAGACCGGTCCCACGGTCACAGCAGCCATCATCAAGATGGCAGAACTCGGTTTATCGGCCAAAGTTACTCAACACGTCCTCAAGGACAAGTTCAAAACTCAATTGTGCATTTCGACAATTTCCGCGATCAGGCAAGAATTTCAGCCATCAAGACTCATTCCCAGCTGATCATCGATCTCAGATCGATACAGCCTGCTAGCATCAGCGAGATCGCATCCGAATCCGGACAGTCGACTTCCGCTGCCCGCTACAAACTAAATCAACTTATCAATCTGGAACTCGTAAAGAGAGTCAGGTTCGAACACCACACACTATTTTGCATTAATGGCAGTTACAACTTACAGATCGCCGGGGTACTCACAGAATTTTACGGCGACTGAGTCCACACCTTCTAAGTGGGATTCGAAAAACATTATCGATAATCTTCCTCAGTGGATCTACCACGACAACGAGGAACCTGAATCGATTGCTGACTGCAACGCCAAGATCAGTTGTCTTGAGTACACACTCAAAGATATCGATCTACAGATCGAGATTCGTCAACTGGAACTCCAAACCGGAAGCTCGCGCCACCAATCGACCTTCGATTTCGATAAGTGGCGTACAGGTGCTTTGAAAGCAAAGCAGACACATCTGCAACTGCTAAACGCTTACAAGTACTGGTTGATCAAAAATACGTCACATGAGGTTGACGTCGCTTCGACCCTCGGTAAGCTTATCGAGTTACTGATTGAGGATCCGAACGACTTTGAGCCCAGAGCCAAAACCCTTCTACAATTTATCTGACGGTCGCAAGAAGGACCTTCCGTCATATAGGGGTGCTGGTAGCCTTTTCGTCCTTTCGGCCCAGCAGCAATTCGCCCAGTTTGCCTGAGCTCAGGTGAGCAAAGGGGAGCCCCTAACTATTTCATGGAAATCCTTAGAGAAATCAAAGACATTCGCGATGCGATAAATAGCATCGACGTTTCACTGCAACTTCTTTCCACCAAAGGAGGTAGTCGAAGGACCACGGCATTTGTGTCGAAAAAGGTCATGTGCCAGAGGTTAAATATTCCTTCGGTTACTCTCGATAAACTGATTCATCAAGGTATCGCTAGTGGTGGGGATACTGGTCTTGTCGAGGGTATTCACTACTGCAAGGTTGATCCCAACGAACGGAATAGTTCTAAGTTTTTATTTGACCCTCTGGTCGTCATAGACTCTGCTTGGAAAAACTTCAAAAATGTCTGATCTTTCCAAAGGTGCTTCAGCACTAATCAAGACTCTCTTCAAAGGGAACGAAACAGAGCGGATGATATCCGCTGGTGTAGTACGGACGATTCTTTCTGATATGACTCGTCTTTACTTCGAAAACCGAAAAGCCGTTGGTAAAGGTATCTTGGTCTTCAACCCAGAAGAACCAGGTAAATCGAAGTATATGACCCTCAACGAGCTCAATGATGATATCGCTGTCGCACAAGAGTTCAAAGATACTC